ATGAATAAGAAACCTTTACCCACAATCGGTGTGGACAAGTACACCTTTTTTAACGTGATATCCGATACGGCGGATGGCTGTGAGTACGGCGAGGCATATGACTTGAGAGGTACAGTGGAAATTACGCCGACAGACAGCGGCGGCAGCGATGTATTTGACGCGGATAACGGCGCATACGAAACGTCAAGCTATATTGAAAAGCTCGGACACGACATTACAAATGCCGATATACCGCCCGAGGTTGACGCAATGTGGCGCGGCGTATCGCCCAAGAACGGCGTTGTCGAGGTAGGCAATGATACAAAGACCGTTTATTTCGGTGTTGCATGGAGAATTTTAAAATCTGACGGCTCATATCGCTATGTCAGATATTATAAGGGCTCATACAGCTTTGCGTCAAACCTCGGCGGAAAGACAAAGCCGTCAAGCGGCGCGATAGACAAGCAGACAGCAAAGGCATCATATACGGCTGTGCAGCGTGATTATGACAATAATTACTATGCATACTTTGATGAGAGTGATTTGCCGGAAAGTCTTACAAAAGAGGAATTTGAAGAGAAATGGTTCACAGATATGAATTATTATCCGACAGTTTAATGAGGTGAAAATATGCAGCATACATTAACATTTACAAAGGATAAGAAAAAATATGTGTCAAAGCCATTTGACTTTGAGGCGATGTGTATTATAAACGACGCGCATAACGACAGCGGCAGAAAAGGCCCGCTCAATATTTGCCGTGACGCGGTGGATTACATGTTTGAGGGAACGGAGGCTACGGAGGACATTATAAGCTCTCTATCGGCAGGAGAGAGAGCAAAAATGTGTATAACGCTCTGGGGTTTCTACGTGGATGCGCTTTCGTCAAAAAACGAGTAACGTCGGGCGGCGGTGGGGTGCTGCGGGACATTTATCCATTGCTCCTGCGGCATCATCATCTTTTGCCCGACGCAGTCGGAAAACAAAATCCTTGGGTGCTTTTCAGACTTCTTGACGGACTGGACAGCGACGGTGAGGATGAAATAAACAAAAACGAGCATCTTAGGATGTTTTACGGAGAGGAGGTATAGGCATGGCAGAGGCTGCAAATCTTTCGGTCAGCATAACAGGTGACGCGTCCGGACTTATAAGCTCTGTAGAAAATGCACAGTCGGCGCTGGCAACGCTTAATTCGACCGCTCTCACGCTGATGAATGAATTTGACGGAAAAGAGGCACAGGTACGTCTTAGCGCGATTGACAATACAGCCGAGGCTGTGAGAGGCGCAAGGGCGAATATAGACTCTCTTACCGATAAAACAGTGACAATTTCCGTGCGTTATGCCGTTTCGGGAATGCCCGGCTTTGCCGCCGGAATAAAAAGTGCGCCCGACGGACTTGCCGTAGTAAACGATGAAAAGGGTATAAGCGACCCAAGGGAGCTTATCGAGCATAACGGCCGCATGATTATGTACGGCGGACGTGATGTTATAGTTCCGCTTTCCGCGGGGGACAGAGTGTACACGGCATCGGAAACGAAAAGTATTATGAGCGGTTTGGGCTTGCCGCACTATGCGTCCGGCAAAAACAACGAGGAGTTTGAACTGAAAAAGTCGGAGCTCAAGCATTACAAAAAGACGCATGATATGTCACCCGCGGAGGAGCTTAGTCAGTGGAATGAGCTGATGGTTCAGTTTTCGTATGACTCCGAGGCAGTTGAGGAAATTCAGGAAGAAATATTTTCCGCACAGCAGAAGATATGGAAAGAAGAAAAAACTGCCGCAAGCGAGGCGCTTTCATCATATAAGAAAAATTCGGATGCGTGGATAAAGTATCAGACGCAGGTGGCAGGTATGGGCGTTGATGAGCAAATAGAGGCATACAAACGTCAGGAGGAAACGTACAATGCGATGGTTTCCGATATGGTCAGCTCAACACTTTATTCTGCGGAGGAAATCAAAGAAATTTGGGATGACTTTTATGAATACAAGGCAGGCGTGGATTTAAAAATAGGCACGCTTGAAAACAGCCAAAATTATGCCGTATATCAAAAATGGCAGAGCGATGCGGAAAACTGGAAGAATATCCGTGATACATATGATGACTGGTACGAAACCGGTGACAGCAAGGTTAAATTTTACGAGCGTTCGATAGAGCGTATACAAGAGATGTATGACGGCGGGTATGTCGGCTGGCAGGAATACAGGGATGATACCATGAACGCAACGCTTGATTTGTACAAGGCTAAAATGGAGCAGGTGGAGTCGCTGCTTGAAAAACAGAAGAGCTATATTTCAAATCTGAAAGCGCAGTATTCACAGGAAGAGAGCGATTTGAGCGATAAATGGGACAGTGAGGACAGAGCGGTTTCCAAGGCGCAGATATCAGCACAGCTTGCTATTTATAAAAACGCGGTTACACAGCAGGGAATTGACAAATACAATTCCTTACAGGAAGAGCTGAAAGAGATAGAGCGTGAAGAGGAAATGTATCAGCTTCAAAAGGAGCACAGCGAAAAAATTTCGGAGCTTGAGGAAAGCTATGCCGCCGTGGAGGCAAACAAGAAATATCTTCTTGCCACAATCGAAAATTCCGGAATTAATATCGAAAGCATAGTCGGGAGTGTGAATTACGATATAGAGAGCATGGAAAATACAATTACCTCACTTTTTGAGCGGACGATAAGCGCGATAAAATCAATAAATATATCTTCAAGCTCATATTCGGATAACAGAAATATAAACATAACATCAAGCGGCTCGGAGGTTGTGGACGCGCTGAAAAACAGAGTGAAACTGACCATTGCGCACAGCAAATATTTTTAGAGTGGAGGTAAAAGCCTATGAGAAACGGTTTTAAATTTAAGGGATATCATTCATCCTCATTCGGTGTAACCGTAAGAACAAAATCGCGTCCCATACGTCCGTCGATAAAAAAATTTACGCTGGATGTGCCTATGAGGGACGGAATATATGATTTTTCCGAATCGAACGAGCTTGGACGCGAAACGTATAATGAGAGAGTGTTTACCGTTACCGTAAGCGTATGCGAGGATGATATTTACAAAATGCAGACTAAGCTCTCAAAGCTGTCACTTTGGCTGAGGGGCAGCGGTGAACTGATTTTTGATGATATGCCGCTTACCGTATGGAAGGGCAGCGTTTCGGACGAGATAGTATATATGCCGGAGCACGGCGGAAAAACGGCTCAGCTGGAGGTTTCCTTCAGCGCCGAGCCGTTCAGCTACGGAATATTCGGTACAGAAGGCCCGATTTTGGACTCGGAAACGATAACTCTGGACAATTCCATTCCTATCGGTATTGATGAGGTTTATACATTTACCGTGTCAAAGAATGCGGATATACATATTTTAAATTTCGGAGATTGCCCGATGCGTCCCGTGATAAATATAACATCATCCGTTATTCCGGTTTGGCTCACAATGAACGGAAAAACACTTTTCTTTTATTGCAGCGGAAGTGTGGATGTCGATTTTGAAAAACGCGATGTAACGGATGAGAACGGCAGAATTAATGTGACGGGTGATTTCTTTGAATTTGCATCAGGAGAAAATATTTTAAATATAAAGAGCACGTCAACGAAAGAAATGACGGTCACGGTATCGTTTCGGCCGCGTTTTATGTACGGAGCATCTTATGATGATGTGGAATGGAGTGTTAACCATGCTTAAAATTATGCCATACGGCAGCAAGAGCTTTTCAAGCGGAATTGTTCTGTCGGATGCGTATTCGGTGAAAGTGACGGAGGAAATAAACGGAACTCGTATGCTGGAATTTTCTCATCCGATAAACGATAAAGCGGAGCTTATATGCGAAAACAAAATTGTAGCATGCGAGGAACAGGCATACAGAATTGTAAAGGTTGTCCGCAGCAGGGGAGAGAAAAACATAATCGAGGCGGAGTGCAGCCATGTTTATAATGCGGATGCGGCGAATATTCATATACAGAATATTCCCGATATGATAGGCGTAAGCCCAACGGAGGTTTTGGAAAAAGCGTTTGAGAATACTTCGTTTTCGTTCTTTACTGACAGTGAGCTTGAAGAGCTTGGAATGAAGAGAGTGGACTATGACGGCTTTTTAATAGATTTTTTCTCGACCGATAAAACAAATCCGTATGATGTGGTAAAGTCTGTGATTGAAAATTGCGGCAAAGGTGAGCTTTACGCAGATAATTACAAAATCGCGCTGGTGGAGCGTATCGGAAAGCAAAGCAAGCTGCGTCTGGAGCTTACAAAGAATATGCAGAATATTTCAATAGAACGCGATATAACGGATATGGTGACGCGTCTGTACCCGTACGGTAAGGATGATGCTCATATAGGCAGCGTGAATAACGATGTGCAATATATAGAAAGCGAAAATATCTCCTCTTACGGTGTCCGCGAGGGCTACAGAGATTACTCGGATTATACAGACCCGCAGAAGATTATGGAGCGTGCCATGTGGGAATTTGACAGTGAAAATGAGGAAAGAATAGATGTTCCGAGCATTAACATAACCGGTACGTTCGCAGATATATCAAAGCTATCCGAATACGAAGAGGATGAAAAGGTGAGTATAGGTGACAGCGTTGCGGTGATAGACAACGGAAACGAAATTGACGAACGAGTTATAAGAGTTGAATATTATCCGTATGAAAACGAAAACACCGTGATTTCAATCGGACGCGTAAAAAAGGACTTGTTTTTCTATCTTGACCAGATGGGCACGCTCACAAGGCGGTATGACAAAGTGAGTACAAGCAGCGGAAAGGTCAAGGCAACTGCTGTTTCGGGAGTTATCGAAAATTCCGGCTTAATTATGCAGAACGCGAGCGGTTCTTTGACGATTGTAACCGACAGGATGGAAATAAGCTACGGCGGCAATAAAAAAACGTCAATCGGAAACAAGGACGGCGTGTTTATGTTTACCGTTACCGATAACGCCGGAAATAAAGCCATGGAAATCGGCACAGACGGTAAAATGGATTTTACGGGCGACCTTACCGCACAGAAAATCACAGTCGGAGGAAAGGTTATTTCGGTCAATTCAAGCGGTAATCTGACCATTGACGGAAATGAGATAAAGACGGGATAATTGATATACCGTGAACAAAAAGAGATAGGAGTTGGTACAAATGAAAATTGATACAAATTTTTCCGGTGTAACATTGCTTAAGGACTGGTGGAAACAGGTTAAATCAAATTTTGAGGATATTTTGAGCGGACATGAGGAGCATAGGACGCAGTCCACTCTCGATCATCCGGATAAAAGCGTTATGCAGCGCCATATTGCGGATAAAGCTGTCGGCACGAGTCAGCTTGCGGATTACTCTGTGGGATCTTCGCAGCTTGCGCAGTATGCCGTGTCATCGGCAAAGATATATCCTGCTGCGGTGCAGACGGCGCATATAAAGGATGCAAGCGTGACAAGTGATAAAATCGCAGACAGCGCTGTCGATTCGAGCAAGCTGGAAAAATATACGCGTTGGGAGATGCTTAATTCCATGAACACAGCCGATACGTATAAAGAAACATCAAATGCGATTGGGAAAGCAGATGATACATCATTATTCAAAACGTACAGTACAAGATTTGGAAGTATAGGCGGCGCGCCGTCCGACACGACAGAAAATTCTTCCGGAGATTTAGAGTATCTTGTGCTGCAGATTGCTCTTGATGAGGACGATAAACTTCAGATTGCAATGAATACGACATCGTATCGCAGATTTATACGCCGTTTGAGTCTGGGCAGACCGGGCGAATGGACGGAAATATAGAGGTGATATGAAATATGGAAAAGATATTTAATATGGTAAGCATATTTTTCGGAATTGCAGGAGGAATACTTGCGGCGCTGTTCGGAAAATGGGACAGCGCTCTTGCGGGACTGTGCTGCCTTATGGTGCTTGATTACCTGACAGGTGTTATAAAAGCCGTGTACACAAAATCGGTATCGAGCGAAATCGGCTTTAAAGGAATTTTAAAGAAAATAACGGTGCTTGTCATAGTAGCGTTGGCAAATATAATGCAAAAGCTGACGGGCAACAATACCGCGATACGTGAAATGGTAATAATGTTTTACATTGCAAATGAGGGAATATCTATTCTTGAAAATATTGCGTCCGTATCGACAAAGATGCCGCAGATGCTTAAAAACATTCTTTTGCAGCTGCGTGACGGAAATGACGAGTGA